GAACTAGATGTGGCGATTAGCAAAGTTGATGAACGTATATCAATTGTGCAAGGCGAATTAGGTAATGGTGTGGTGCACGAATACAACAATTACCTAGTTATGTGTGGAGAGATTAAAGGTCTTCTTACCGCACGTAGAGAACTAACAGACCTTAAATACAATTTGGAGAACTCGGATGAGTGAAACAATCGATTTATCTCAGGCGGTCGATCTATCAGCGCTAATGGATAAGTCAACAGAAGAAAAAGCAAGTCAACTCCCGAAGCCGTCAGGCTATCGGATCCTTTGTGCAATACCTGATATTGATGATGCGTACGAAAGCGGACTCTTAAAGGCAGAATCGACCATTAACTTTGAAGAAAAACTGGCAACAGTTCTATTTGTAGTTGCGTTGGGTCCAGACTGCTACAAAGATCCCGCACGATTCCCTTCAGGTCCGTGGTGTAAGGTCGGTGATTTTATTGTGGTTCGCCCCAATTCTGGAAGCCGTTTAAACATTCATGGTCGTGAATTCCGCATGATTAACGATGACACCGTTGAAGCCGTTGTGGATGATCCACGTGGCATTAAACGTTCATAAAGGAGAAAAAAATGGCAGAAGCCTACCAATTTCCTGATGAGATTGAATCAAAACAGGAATTAGATCAAGATTTACCCGCAACAAAGCTAGAAATTGAAGCAAAAGACGCTGATTTTGAGATAGAAATTGAAAATGATGTCCCAAAAGAAGACCGTAGACGCAGAAATTTACCTGAAGATGTCGTAAAAGACCTTGAAAACGATGAACTTTCTCAATATGACGAGGGTGTTCAAGAGCGTTTAAAGCAGTATAAGAAGGTTTGGCATGATGAACGCAGAGCAAAAGAGCAAGCTTTGCGGGAACAACAAGAAGCAATTGTTGCAACGCAGCGTTTACTAGAAGAAAACAAGAAAATGAAGTCCTTGTTGTCTACTGGTGAGAAAGAGTACGTAGCTGCTGTAAAGAATTCTGTTGAATTAGAGCTAGATAAAGCCAAGCGGGAATACCGTGAAGCCTATGAATCTGGCGATACAGATAGAATTATTGAGGCGCAACAAAGAATGAGTGAAGCGGTCTACAAAATGGATCGTGTCAACAATTTTAAGATGCCCCCTTTACAAAACGAGGAAAATGATGTACAAATACAACATCAGCCAGTTCCAAAACCTGATAGTCGGGCACAGAAATGGCAAGAATCAAATCCTTGGTTCGGACAAGACGAGGAAATGACAGCCGCAGCGCTTGGTTTACACGAAAAACTAAAGCGTAATGGTGTCCATGTTGGTTCTGATGAATATTATGCGACCCTCGACCGTACGATTCGCAAACGCTTCCCTGAGAATTTCGAAGAGGAAGAAGAAGTACCAGTCAAAGAAACTCCCAAGGCAAAGCCAAAAACGGTAGTTGCACCTGCGACTCGCAGTACGAATGCGAAAAAAGTCACGCTTACAACCTCGCAAGTTGCGTTGGCAAAGAAGCTTGGCATCACCCCAGAGCAATACGTTAAAGAAGTACTTAAATTAGGAGCTTAAAATGGCTGAGAAAAGAAATAACCGTGATACAGAAGTTCGTGAAATGGCGGAGCGCCCTAAGCAGTGGCGACCACCAGAATTGTTACCAGAACCAGATAAAGAAGCTGGTTTTGCATACAGATGGATTCGAGTATCCACACTAAATACACCTGATCCACGTAATTTATCGTCAAAACTCAGGTCTGGTTGGGAAGCTGTTCGAATTGAAGAACAACCAAAGTTTAAACTGCTAGTCGATCCAGATGGACGTTTTAAAGACAACATCGAAATTGGCGGATTGTTACTTTGCAAGATTCCAGAAGAATTTGTTCAACAAGAGCAAGAATATTATGCTAAACAGACCAAAGATCAAACGGAAGCTGTGGATAACAATTTAATGCGTCAATCCGATGCTCGTATGCCTATTTTCAAAGAAAGTAAGTCTACAGTAACGGTTGGCAGATAACTTTAATTTTAAGGAGATTTAAATGGCATATCCAATCGTCCCAAGTACGTACGGTTTCCGCCCAGTAAATCTTATTGGTGGTCAAGTTTTCTCTGGATCGACTCGTCAGATTCCTATCCAGTATGGCTTCGGCACTAATATTTTTTACGGTGATATCGTAGGTATTTCACGTGGTTTTATCACACGCTCCACAGTTACTACTGGTGCTGGCGCTACTACTGGCGCAGCAGGTAATGGTACTGTAGGTGTGTTCTTAGGTTGCAACTACACTGATCCTGTTACTAAGCAAAAGCGCTACAGCCAATACTGGCCCGCAAGCACTCTAGCTGGTGACGCTTATGCAGTTGTTACTGATGATCCAGATACTTTATTCCAAGTTGCTGTTGCTTCAACCCAAGGCGCTCAAGCCATCGGTTCTGCTGCTACTTCAATGATTGGTTTAAACATTGCTGGTTCTGACTTAGCTGGTTCTGTAAACACTGGTGATTCTTACAACGGTGTTTTGGCTTCAAACGTTGGTAACAACGCAACATTGCCTTTCCGTATTGTTGATTTGAAGCGTGATACCGCTATTTCATTCACTGCTACTTATACTAGCGGTACAGGCACATTAACCGTTTCAGCATTGCCTTCTAACTTGTTAGTTGGTACTGAAGTTGGTTACCTTGCTTCTAATGGTCAGTATGTTGGTACTGGTTCCTATGTTTCTACATTTGCTGCTGCTGGTACAACTTCTGTTGTATTGAATAGCGCTCAAGTAACTGTAAACAGCCCAACTGGAACTGCATCTACTGCAATGACAATCCCTGCATCGAGCACGTTGGTATTTACTCAATATCCTGAAGTTTACGTTAAGTTTAACTTTGGTTTACACGAGTACTATAACAATACTGCTCAAGCTGTAACACTTTAATCTAAGGAGCATTAAATGGCTATTTCTCGTGCACAACTACTGAAAGAGTTGCTCCCCGGCTTGAATGCATTGTTCGGCTTGGAGTATGCTCGTTATGGTGAAGAACACAAAGAGATCTACGAAACAGAGACCTCTGAGCGTTCATTCGAAGAAGAAACAAAACTGTCTGGTTTCAGCGCTGCCCCAGTAAAACCTGAAGGCAATGCAATTGCGTATGATAATGCGCAAGAAGCATGGACAGCACGTTACAACCACGAAACTATCGCCCTTGGCTTTAGCTTGACTGAAGAAGCAATCGAAGATAACCTCTACGATTCTTTATCTGCTCGCTACACCAAAGGTCTAGCTCGTGCTATGGCTTATACCAAACAGGTAAAAGCTGCTGCTGTTTTGAACAACGGTTTTAACGCTGCCTACACTTATGGTGACGGTCAGCCTTTGTTCTCTACATCACACCCGTTGGTTAACGGTGGTACTAACGCCAACACTCCATCTACTCCTGCTGACTTGAACGAAACTGCGTTGGAAAACGCTGTTATTCAAATCGCTGCTTGGACAGATGAGCGTGGTCTGTTGATCGCTGCTAAACCACGTAAATTGGTTGTTCCACCTGCATTGCAATTCGTTGCAACTCGTTTGTTAGAAACCGAACTCCGTGTTGGTACTAACAATAACGACATCAACGCAATTAAGAACAATGGTTCAGTTCCAGAAGGTTATACAATTAACCACTTCTTGACCGCAACCAATGCATGGTTCTTGACAACTGATGTACCTAATGGTTTGAAACACTTTGTACGTACACCACTCCAGAATTCTATGGATGGTGACTTCGATACTGGTAACGTCCGTTACAAGTCTCGTGAGCGTTATAGCTTCGGTGTTTCCGATCCCCTCGGTGTATACGGTTCATACTAATCGTAACTACCTAGAAAGACCCCGCCAAAAGCGGGGTTTTTCTTTTATAGGACTAGATCAAAACCGGGTGGTATACAAATTAAGTCGTGTTGCTGGGGAGGTACTGAATATCCCATATCTTCAAAAAAAGCTATGATATTGTCAGCATTTGATTTGTGTTGCTCAACCATAAACACAGGTTTGTAGCAATCAATCCAATCTTCTGATCCTTTTAACGCTTGCTCTTCCATTCCCTCTATATCCATTTTAATAATATCAACGTGCTCGTTAAAATAAGATAGTGGGTATATATCAACTCTTTCTTGATGATTTTTGATCATATCCATGTTATCTGATTTATCAATTGGCAATAATTCAAAACCACCAAAATTTTGATAAGCATCATAATCTGGAAGCATAGCATCAATAAAAAGGCATTCCTCATCATCGCCAATAGCATAATTATGGCAACTAACATTACGTAAACCGTTTAAACTGACCATTCCGCATAGCTGATAAAAGATTTGACGTTGTGCTTCAAAAGACCGAATGGATACTTTGTCTTGAAAGGTATTGGCTATAGCAAGGGTATGAGTCCCAATATTCGCTCCAACATCATAAAAAACAATGTGTTGTTTTTTTACCAATAACTTTTCAATGATGTTTTTGAGAAGATTAATCTGGTCTCTTTCAAAATAACCTGTGCGCTGAACATCGCCACAAACTCCCCTATCATTTTTATTTAAAATTAAAATTCCGTATTCGGTGTTTATTGCAAAATTTGGATTCATAAAGCCCTCTTTAAAAATTCTTTAGTCATTGTTATACCACGGTCAAACTGCGCATCTACATCTTTATATCTAAAAACCTCCATTACTTTGTCTTCAATATATAAGTTAATAAACATATCATCACGAGGCGGATCTATGTAATCCCCCAACCATACAAATGTAGGAATTTTCATCATAGAGCTAAGGGTTTTAAAAGCGCTATCAGACCCTACAAAAGCATCGCATTGTGATACATAGGCTAGACTTTTGGCTGGATTTTTGTAACTTATAAGTTGCAAATTTTCACCAACTTCTAAACCTATAGGTTGCAATTCTTCTTCTAAACCAAATACCATCAAATTGTAATCATCAGAAATAAGCTCTTTAATTACACGAGCGGGAATAGATTTAAGAATCATGCCAAATTTTTTCTGTGTATCAATAGCAAAAGCACTACCATTAATATGTATCCCAACTACGGGTTTGCTATTTTTAAACACGGGCTTTTCTATATCAAATGGAAATTCTTTAAAATATTGAGCACGTGGGCAATGCACCCATTGTATAGACCTGTTTAAACTGTTTAAAACGCTGTTCTGCTCGTCTAAAGTGGAAAAGATATGTAAGGGGTCAGGTTTTATACCAATCGTCTCAAAAAGCTCAGGAGCGCCCTTTAAATGGGTTACCGCAGCATATCGATATGGTTTGGTTTTATTAGCATCAATAAATGGCAAACATTGCAAAAGATCGCCAATACCGCCCATTAGTAGAATTACTTGCTCCATTCAATTAAGTCCTTTTTAATGTTATTAACTACAGATTCCCAATCGCCCAATTTGGGCTGGCGGTAAATTTTTATAGTGGGATACCAAGGGCTATCGGTTCTATCCATAAACCAGC